TTTTGGTACAGTAACAGATAGTTTTTCTTTAAGTGTTTTTTTTAAAAATTCTTTGAGCTTAGCATACTTATCTTTTTTCTCCATCATCGTAAAAAACTTCGCACTTATTTTTCTATCTTGAGGAGCGTAACGATTCCATATTTCAGTTGCTTTTTCAGCGCCTATAGATTTAGCCAATGTTTTGAGTTGATATTCCATAGATTTTTGAGCATCCCATTTTCTAGAATCATCACTCATTTCAGCATACCAATCATACTTTTTCATTAAATCTTCAAACTTAGACTCATCACCCATAGACGTTTTCATTTTTTCAAATGAACCTCCTAAATCAATACCACTAAGATTGTTTGTTTGGTCGTCTCCCGGTAACGTGATTTCGTTTGTCGACTTATTTTTTTCTTCTGCGACTTTATCTAGAATATTTACCTGATAATCTTTTTCTTCGCCGTCGTCCAATTTTACTGTAATGGTACCGCCGGTGATGGATACCACTTTTCCGGGTCCATCTGGAGTAGTTACATCATGACCTTTTGTGTATTTAAAATGAGAATCTTCGTTTAGAGTTTTTTTTATACTAGATATAATTGATTCTAATACTTTTTCTTTGCCGGGCATATCCATTACAGCAGAGATTCCTTTAGCTTTTTTTGGAGTAATTGCCATTTCTTTTACTCCTTTTGGTTTACCTTTTTTATTCTCTTTTTTTGATGATGGAGTAGCTTTTGCAACTTCTTGACCCTTTATTTTTTCCATCGAATTTTCTTTATCAGTATGATTTTTACCGTTAACAGGAATCATTTTTAAAGATTCATCTTGCTTAGCAATGTCGGCATAGTTAGCTATTACTAATTCTCTATAGGCATTAGGATCTTTTTTCATTTTTTTAGCAACCTTCTCTAAAAGAGCTGGTAATTCACTATCATTCATGGTTGGATTTTGCTCGACTTCAAAAGCGACTGCTCTTAAAAATGTAGTAAAATTAACATTATCAAGATCTCTAAAACGATCGTATTCATCTTTTCCAGTAGCTTCTTTATATCTACCTTCTATTTTTTCTGCAGCTTCATTTAGCTTTTCTGTCATTCCTGGAAATCCTGCGGGATGCTTATCATCTTTATCATCCCACATTCCATCGGTTTCTCTTCTATACGTGTCTTCATCATGAGACATTTGCTTTTCTGTCTCTGCATCTAACCAGCCATCTTTCCATAAATCTGCTTGTTCAGATCCTGGTTTAAACGGACATTGGTTTATTTTATACCCTTCATGATTTTCATCATATCCTACTGTATAAGGATCACTACGATCTAATGATTTACGATCCATGTTAAGATCTGTATTCTCTCCAATAATTCTTTTACTCTTAAGAATCTTAATAGCGTCATCTACAGATGTTACTGGGGATACGTATTGAGGAAACTGCATGCGAGCATTTCTAACGAAATTGTCTCTTGACATTTTTCCTTCTAATAGAGCTTGGTATTGTTTTGTTATATTTTTCATACTAATAAATATGTTAACGTCCTTGTCCTTGGTAATTTCTTTCTTTACGATCGTGCCTATTAAAACTTTTAGCTGCTTTACCTTTTTTACGTTTACCGAAAGTTATTTTGTTACTAGTAACTCCGCCTTTTGCTTTTGCCATTTACTTTAATTTTCTTACTTTTTTATTTAATTCTTTTATTTCAGCTTTGATTTTATCAATAGCCATTTGAGTGTATTTCTTCTTTTTAAGACCCTCTTGAGTTTCGCTAAGTTCTTGTTGCATTCTTTCCATGTAACTATGCAGTTTAGAAATCTCTTGCACTTTTTTCTTTACAAGCTTTACTGCTTGGTGATACTGTTCTGATCCTGATCTTGTTTTTGTTGAGTTTCTAAATTTAGAATAATTCTCATTTAGAGGTTTTAATTCAGATGCTTTAACTGTTTTCTTTTCTTTTTTATCGCCTATTAATACATCAACCCAATCATCTCCAGATGCTGTATCTTTATTTGAATCGAAATCATGAACAATGGCTGTATTACCAGCGTAAGTACCTTTTACTATCTTTACTTTTTGATCACGCTCTACATTTTCTTTAAGTTCACCCTTCAAATACTTATCTATTCTAACCTGACTTAAAAATCCAGTTGCTAGTGATCCTGTTTTTGGATCTGTATATTTGATAGTATATCCGTTCTTTTCTTTTTTTGCTGAAGGCTTAATTGCGCCCTTTGGTATGTTATATATTTTAAATAGAGTTTCTTTATCTAGATCTTTACTATTACTCTCATTCATTCCCCATAAATCTTTATATTGAAATCCTCCTTTATCAGGAGTATGACCTGGTCTAAATCCGGTGACTTCTTTATAGCCTGATAATATACTTTCATAAAAATCCGTCATTTCTCCTGGTACCATATAATCTACCATTTGAATTTGCGCTTTTTCAAATTCATCAAATAGCTCTTGAGCTACTTCCGCATCATCTATTATGAAAACATTAGACGAATATATTCGTACATTTCTAGAAAAAACTCTATCGCTTTGTATTATATCTATTGCTTTTCTTGCGTCACTGACTGCTACTTCTATTTTGTAGAAATCAAGATTTTCTCTTATAAAAGGATTTACTTTCTTTCTTTTTGCGTGTAAAGAAGGCAAAAATGCTTCGCCACCCCCAGTTACGCTGCCTTGTTCTGATATTGAATCAACTTGGTTTATATCACTATGTATGTCAAATCCTGAGGACATGGCAAAATCAATAAATCGATCATAGTCTTGTGAGCTCAAAAAATAGTATATGCCGTCATCTTTTTCAACATAATCTGCCATTGGTCCAAATTCCATATTAAAAGCATGATCTAATTTGGGATTTATTATGGAGAATATTACTTCTTGCTCCATTAAATTCTTTGTAGCAGATTGCTGATTGAATTCGTATTTAGGCTTTTTGTTCATTAGCTCTTGTTATTTCATCTATTAAATCATAACACTGTAAAATTCCTACTACTACGTCGTCTTTTACTGATTTACTTTCGCTTATTGGTTTAATAAGTTTATTAACTTCTTGAAGCTTTATTTTAATAACCTTATCAGGAGTTATCTTTTGAAGATTTTTTAATTGAGATTTTATATCAACTATTCTTTCATTTAAGAATGAAACTAAAGATTTGGTATCAGTAATACTAGTTATGTATTGCTTTAATACGCTTTTTTGTGTTTCGCTTAAAGCGCTATATTTCTCATTGAATTTTTCAACTAGTATTTTATATGCTAACAATCTAACGTCTTTATCTTCTTTCATAAAATCCTCCATAATTGATTTAGGAGCTTTTTTATCAAGAATCTGGTCTTTTGTTAGCTGTTCTAATATGAATATTTTGTTCAGCAGTAGTTGTTTTGTGTCAATAGATTTGCTGTATTGAGATTCAAATATTGTATAAAGACAAGCGTATTGTTTGTAATTATCTATTTTAGCTTTGAAAAATTCTTCAAGTTCGTAATTAGATTTTATCTCTTTTATTAAGTTATATTTTAACTTATTTATTTTTTCGTAATCTAATTTTTTATATTGTTCAACAAGTGTAGAAATTAATATTTCAGCTTTTGCTTCAGTTAATTTTGTATTCGATACTAGACTATTATATAAACTATATTCTTTTCCTAATTCTGTATTAGTAAAATACTTTTTCAGTATTTTGACCGATTTAGAATCTCTATTATTAACTAAGTCTGATGTTGTTTGTCTAACTAAGAGTTCAAATAGAACTCCAGTATTTCTATATTTACTATGTTTAATTGGCATGTAAAGAATTTATACTAATAATAAATATATCAAATGTTATATTAAATCAGGTTGGATGTTATCTTCACTTAATAGTTCTGGTCCTTTGAATAACTTTGTTTGTCTACCCATGTGATCTAACATGTTTTTGTTTTTTACATATGTACTCATAGTATTTTCATATGCCATTGGTCCGCCTTTATATTGAACTTTAAATGCATCTTTGCTTTGTGAAGCGGCTGATCCCATTTCTTTATCTCCGAGGGGATCTCTACCAAATGGAGATTGATCTGTACCAATTTTTGATTGGTATTTTTTAGGTCTACCAGGTCCTTCTTTTGAAGTTTCGTCGTATCCTGTTGGAACATCTATTGGTCCGTCTCCTTTACCACCATATAAACTAGCTAATTGATGAGGAGTGCCAAATACTTGGCCAGTCTCTGCAGGATCATTTCCTTCTTCTTCGATTTGTTTCAATCTAAATGCTTTCTTTTTATCTTCAGCAATTAAATCTTCCATTTCAAAATATTGATCTTCTGAGAATTGGAATATTTTGTCGTAAATAAAATCTTTTGGTAATAAATTTCCTTCCATTGCAGATTTTGCAACTTCTACTTTTTCTTTAAATAAAGCAATTCTCTCTTGTTCGTATATAATTGAAGGGTTTGTTAGATCTAAACTAAAATTAGCAGCAGATTCATTTGTATATCCATGTGCATATAAATGAACAAGAGCTATTTTAGTGAGTTCTGATAATATTATTCTTTGAATTCTTTCAATTGTTCTAGCAAATCTAATATCTTCTGCTGCTAATGTTGCTTTACCAGTTAAATCCTTTTCATAACCCATAAATGCTTTAGGAATCTTTAAAGCAGCAAATAACTTCTCTCTAAAATATTGTACGTCTTCAATGGCATTATATTCTAATCCTTTCGCTGTATCAATTTTAGTAGTAGTATCATTTCCACGAACTGGTATAAAGAAATCTTCTAGTAAATTTTGTTGATTGTATTTTAAATTATATTGACCTGTACTAGGATCAATAAGAGGAGTTTTTTTCATCTTATTAATCATTCTCTGCATATAATTCTCTACTTCATTAGGTGGTATTGCGCCAACATTAACATAAAATGTTCTTCTTTCTGGAGCTCTTGTAATTCTATGGATTAACATGGCATCCTCAATAAGAGTATACTGTTTGAACAATTTCCTAGCAGGTTCTAGATATGATCTTCCATATGGTAAATAATTTACGTCACCAGCTAATCTAAAATGCGCCATTTCATAATTATCAAAAAATACTCCAGGATCTTCATTATTATATGCCGAAGTAAAACCTGATGTTGTTCCTAATGCTCCAAGTGGATCGTACTTAAATCTTACTTCATTTGGATTTTGCGGATTATATCCCTCTTGTCTAATTACATTATAAGCGCTAAATGGTATGACATTGTAAACTCCATATTTATCTGCTATTTCCAATTTTAAATAAAAATCTCCATACTTACACATATTTCTAACCCACGACCACATTGTAAATTCTATATTTAAAACCGAATAGAATAAATTATATAATATTTTTTGTATATTCTCATCAGACGATCTAATTTGCAATACTTCTCCCTGTTCATTTTTAAGAGTACATTCATCAGCAACAATATCTAAAGCTGAGGCAACGAT